TGAGGTCTTCTGGTTATTCTTCTTAGGAGGAACTACCATCTTCATACCTATCAATCTACGATATATAATGGAATCCCAAACACCAACAGTACCAAAGGCATCTATAAAATTAACACCAGCGGTATATGCCACCATCAAAACAATAGACATGAGACCTAGCTTATCATCCATTCTAGGAATCAAATACGTATCTTTAATATTATATTCTATAAACTTCTGATGATCGGTATTAGCCAATTCAACAAGACTTCCATATTCGGATATATCTAACTTACGCTCACCTAATACAACATCAGCAATATGATCTAACTTATAAGATTCTTGCTTAGGAAATTGCAATGCAAACTTTTTAAATACATCCATATAATCTATAATAGACACACCGAAGATATCATAATATTGCTCTTCGCGGCCCATAATGGTTACCGACTTAGCTGTAACTTTCTTCCAAGGAGATAGCCTAGCGGAATGATTTCCACCTAATACATTATTAATACGATTAATGATATAAGGCATATCGAATAATTTATTATTCCAGCCTGTAACAATATCTGGTACATTTATAGGGGTTTCCCAATGCAACAAGAAGCTCTTTAATAATTGCTCCTCATTAGCGCACTTGAAGTAGCATACCTCATATTCCGACTTCGATGGATCAAAATCACCCAATCCCCAAGTATAGAAGGTATCATTAATAGAATGCTTTAATGTAATGGCATTAATTGGAAATGCAGCAACATCAGGTTTCGGAAATCCATCAGTAGCATGCACCTCAATATCAATAGACGTTATATTAATCTTATTGATATCGAACTTAATGTCTGTAGGGAATTCGGATGATATGTATTGAGATACGTAATTGGTCATACCATAGATTTCAAATCCTTTAACCCCTGTATGGGTATCCGTGAAATCTTTAGCAGCCGATATGGAATCGAACTTACGAGAACTTAACTTGAGAGGGGTTTTGGAAGATTCATATAGAGTATATTTTCCTTCAGGATCCTTGAGGAATAGATTAGGTTCAAACTTAACCTTCTTCGAAATACGATGACCTCCATCATATCCACGATATAAGATCGAATTACCATATCGCTTAACACTAGTATAAAATTTCAAATTAGAACTCCATCACATTACAAAAACACATATTATATTATACATCATTCTGAGGGATAAATCAACACCTTTATAAAGAAAAATCCACCGAAGTGGATTTATTTAATATTACAAGTATTTACGGTTATCTAATTGCTCTTTAGATCGTAATAACTTATACGCTATAAAGTGAGGTGATGTACCCTTAGGGTATTCACATGCCATCAATTCTGCTGATCGCAGAAACCTAGCATATTGAGCTCGACGCTCATTCTTTGCTTTACGTGCTCGATCATACTTGTATTTTGCTATTTTAATTCTTCGCGCCAATTGTCTCATGGTCGAAATGTCCTCCAGTAATTTGTATTTTACGGGGACGCAATTCTTCTGGTACAACATACTCTAAATGAATTACAAGTATGCCATCTTGAAGTTCTGCTCCATTAACCTCTACGTGTTCCGATAGCCGGAATGTACGTGAGAATCTCTTAGAGCTAATACCTTTGTGAATGTAGTCTACTACGCCTTCTTCGGCTTCCGTAGAATCCCCACTGATATTTAAGAATCCATCTTTAACTTCAATGTCAATTTGCGATTCTTTGAATCCTGCAACCGCAACTTGAATTATAAATTCGGTTTCTGATTCTTTAATAACGTTATGAGGTGGATAACCTGAGTTGTTAGCTTTGGAATGAACTCTTTCTAATTCATTGAATAGATGATCGAATCCGATAAAGCCGGCGCGTGGGTATTGTATTCCTGACGTATTAGTCATAATATTGCCTCCAATTAAGCAAGGTAGATTTAGTGGCCAGAGTGTTCTGCACCACGAATCTATTTATACACCTTAGCTGTCGGACTTAGACTTTAATTCGGATTTAATCCATTTATTTGCAATTGCATTCTGCGGCTTTGCTGTTGAGAATTTAGTCATTTCTCTATATGCTCGAGTAGTCTCTTTTACATAATCCTTACCTTCAGAATTATCTACGACTATGAACCTCTTCTTTCCAAACAGGGTCTGAAAAGCACCAATATTCTTTTGAACGGTAACCCAATACTTCTCTACTTCTGTAGGTGGTAATGTACGTGCTCGCATCATATTACGATCTTGAGCAGTCTTAAGATCTGTATTAACAAATATCATTGCTACATCATATCCAAGCTTTTTCAATGCTTTAGCTTGCTTCTTTATCTTCTCAGTATCTTTACCAGTACCATCAATAACAAGACCGAGACGTCCTTGAATGTATCGCGTCTGCTTTGTACCTGTAAGTATCTTAGCCTTGTTGCGTATCTCTTGACCTTGCACTGAGAAGATGTTATCTGGAGTTGTCTCCATTCCAGCTTTTGCCATAGCTGCTTCAAATGCATCATCGGAATTTACTACCTTAAAACCTAAGGCGGTTAATCCGGTTTTTCCTACAATAAAAGATTTACCCGAACCAGGACCACCAGCTAAAAATACTGCTTTAAAAATGGCAGGATCATTAACCCCTTCTCTGATCTCTAAATAATCTTTAAATGTATCCATGCTAGCTATTCCCGATATTATACTTTGGACAAAGTTCCCATTCAGACTTCTCTTTATAGGAAATAATTTTAATTTGCTTTAATGGTGCGGTATCTAGCTTAGCAGATGGATCCGCCATATCTAGTAAACCCCAATCACCTAATAGAGTAGCAATACTATTACGCCTTTGCATATCATTCTTACTTAGATTAGAACCCTTTCCATCTAATAAGAATAATTCTTTAAAGTGTACAATGAAGTATCTACCTTGCTTATGTAGAATATGACACGATTGAAAGATGCGCTTATCTATAGAAGATGCTACACCAATCCGTGTCAATGTTTCTTTAATCTTGAGAAAATCATCGGGCTCATTCAACAACACTTCTAGCATGTGTGAGGGAGTCCATTCTACTGTTTCGTTATTATTATTATCCACTTAGATCCATCCTATATCAATCATCGTTATTATAAAATACATACTTTAACGATATTTATAAGATTTCATTTATCTACTTAAAGGCGTCCACCTGTAGACATTTTATCTTTCATAGCATCTATCTGCTCCTTGGATAATAGTGGCATAACACTTAGAGCCTTCTCTTTAGAGTAATCATAATAATTCTGCACAATTTCTACATTCTTATCATCGAGAACCTTAGCCCACTTTGAAAACCTATTCTTCTTCTTTATTGAAAAACGATGGAAATCAAATTGTAGGCGATTATCAATATGATGATGTGTGTTAATCTCATTAGCTAATAATATTGTATCCATATGATATGACAATGCACGATTAACCAAGAAAGCCGAATAAGCCTTCTCTGCTATATCATCAACCATTATATCCTGCTTGGAATGGTTAACAGCCTTTACGTATTCAAATGGATTCATATATCTCCTATTCGTTTAATAATTGTACACTATCATTGGCCAATGCCCAATCTTCAGCAATGTTCTCAACCTGTGTGATGGTTAGCTTTGGATGAACTACTCGCTTCATAATACGATAACTCTGATCACGATAGTCGATGTAATAATCACCACCTGCATTAGCCTGTAACTTAACCTGTGCTACTTGGCCAGCCTTATCAAAGTATTCGGATAAAACCATACCAGCTTGTGGCTCTATACCATAATTATCTTCTGTTGCATATGTCATATATTATACTCCTATGAAATAGCTATTACTAATGATTGAATACGCATGACATCCAATGCTATATCGTGACGTGGATCGTGGCTTTTTATATAAGCTTCTGGCACATCAACACTTTCAGGCATAAACGTATCTCGGATATTACAACCCCATCCTAAGCCATCTATGAGAGACCTTGTATCCCTCACCATATACCAAGGATACGGATCTTCAATATTTAACTGCTTACATAGAGAGGTTATGATTACAGGGTCAAATGTATTGCCTCTTGTATACACAATAGCCTCATCTATATATGTATTATATAGCATTTTAATCAAAGCAGCAACAGGTTTATCATCTTTATTAGGAATCAATTGAGATTTCTGAACTTCTTTATCTTGTTGCTTCCACCATGTAAGAGTATCCTTCTCAATAACACGACCTAGCTTTGTGCACTGCTCATTTACATTAACCTTAATGTATGTAGAATTATTTATAATCTCATCCATGCTATATGGGTGACTTATGAACCTAGTAGTATCAAATGCAAAAGCTGCACCAGATAATACAGGACAATTAGAGGCATCTGTACCTAGAGTCTCGAGATCAAATATCATAGAATTATTCTTCATTGCCATTCTCCATTAGCCATAATTTCGGTTAAACATGCAGCTGTATTCAATTCGTGATCAGCAACAAAAGCATTCTTATATTGATAATCTGCCAAGATAAGAATAATCTGTGGAATACTATTAGGTGTCAAATGATCCGATAAAGTATCATATAGACGTCTAAATAATACATGAGGCTCGGTATCAGAGTTCTCTCCGACCCATTTCCTCATCTTAGTAAAGTCTTTATCCTTTAAGGTTTTAAGTAACTTGTTATACGAATCAACTCCAATGTCGGCCAACACACCAGCATCAATAGTACCAGAAGAGCTATATCGCTGACATTCGTTAATAACTCGGCGCCAATCAGGAGCATGAGTAATAATAAGATTAGCAATCGCTTTATTGTCATAAGTAACACCCTCGGACTCAAGTATAAATTGTAATCGCTTCATAAACTTAGCAGCAAGACTAGCTAAGGCTTTCTTAGAGGTATTGAACTCATATACAGAACAACGAGAATGTAATGGTTCAATAATGCGATTCTTAAAGTTACAGGTTAAAATGAACCGACAATTAGAAGAAAACTCTTCTATGAATCCCCTAAGAGCTGGCTGAGTACTTTGAGCATTCAGGTAATCAGCCTCATCAAGGATAACTACCTTTAGGCCTCCCTGAAGACTCACTGTTGATGCAAATTGCTTAATAGTTGTTCGAAGAGTGTCGATATTTCCTGATTCGGAAGCATTGATAATAATATAATCTAAATCAAGGCTATTACATATAGCACGAGCAATCGTAGTCTTACCTACTCCTGCTGTGCCTGTAAGAAGCATATTAGGTACATTACCACTCGATACAATTTCTGCAAATGTACTAGATAAATTATCATCTAAAATACAATCTTCAATAGTCTGTGGTCTGTATTTCTCACACCACAAAAAAGTATCATCTTGGTTCATTCATTAACTCCATAATATAATATATTATTATACCCTATTTTAGGTATAATGTCAACAGCTATTGTCATGCAGTGGAAGCTGCCGAATTGTATAATGCATCATAGAGGGTTTCTACATCAGACATAGTCTCTGAGGTTTCTGCAATATTCTGCTTATGATATGCTGTAGCCACTTTACGTAGATACTTCTTTGGAAGATCAAAATCTTCAGCTAATACATCTACCGCCTCTTTAACATAACTACGCTCACCTTCAATACGAGCAAATGCATTAGAGATTTCGGTCATAGCATCACGGATCTTTTTACGGTCAGCTGGTGAGGTTGGGATAATCAAATTATTCATAATATATTCTCTTCTTTATTAATTAAATTTAGATGTCTTTTCTAGGGCTACCCAGTACATCAATGGTCTAGTCTTATGTGTAAATTTCGAAATAAGCTTCGAGGAAATATCTACAATATAATCACCTACATCAAACTTAAAATTATTAATATTAAATACTAATTGGAAATCAGCTTCAATCTCCTTATCAACATCAATCTTAATTGAATAAGAATTAGAGGTTGGATTACTAATATCTGTAATCGTTAAATCCAGATGAGTGTCAGAAGGGTTACCCTCGATCATTAGATCAGTAGTACCTAATACCCCTGCTGCCTTTCGAATAGTATTGAGATTCTCATTGGAGAGATCGAATGAGACATCAGTAGATGCCATCACAATATTCTTCTTAGGTGATGTTAAATTAGCTGGCTCTGAAAAGAAGTACCTAATAGATTGACCATTCTCTGAAATAGTAACATACTTACCATTATCATGGAACGATAGATCAGGGGATTCAAACATACCAACTACAGCCAAGAATTCATTCAAATCGTATATACCAAATTCGTATTCGAAATCTTCCTCTATCTCAGCGGAACTGAGAATATTCTTTGCATTAGACATAGACTTCAATTCTCCGCCCGGACTAAATACCAGGTTGGAATTGATTGTACTGAAATTCTTCAGGACGGTTAATGTGTTACTCGATAATTTCATTTACACTTCCACTTTTTGATTCATTAATATATTATACATCACTTTGATCCGGATGTCAAGCTTTTTTTGCCTTTATTATCTTTTATTTTTGAAAAGTTAAGGTCTTTAACAAATTCAATCTTACTTCTAAACTTACTCTCTAAGATTTCACCCTTATGAGATATAACAAATACATTGGTACCCTTATCTAAGGTATTAAGGATTTTCATTAGATTATCCACACCATCATGGTCCATAGATGAATCAAATGTCTCATCAAGGATCAATAGATTAGTATTTGTAGAATTCTTCATACGAGCAATCTGGCGCCAAGTAAACATTAGCGCTAAATCGATACGGCTCTTCTCACCCTCAGAGAATGATTCATATGAGAAGTTATCCCTATGGCGAGAACGAATACTTTCATCAAAATTCTCATCTAGGTTGAATGATACAAAGAAGTCTAATGTCTGCAGATAATTATTGATTAGCTTATTCATTACAGGCAAATATTCTTTAAT